CTCCCCCGGAAGGACTCGAACCTCCGACCTAGTGATTAACAGGCGCCCAAAGTAGTTGCCAACTGCGAAATTAGCCAACATAAGGGCCATTTGTGCCGGAAAAGGGCTATTTTTTTGCCTTTTTTGCCATGTTCGCCACCCAAGCCAGAAATCTGCAAGAACTTTTGCAAGGACTCATTCCCGCTGCCGCCGCATCCGTTCGCCCGCCTTCCGGTCCCGCTCCTCTTGTTCTAAGACGACCAAGCCCTTGCGTATCGCATAGATCACCATATCACTGAACGTGCGCTGTGTTTCTGCAGCGAGCTGCATCAGCCGCTGGCGCAGCGGCTCAGGAAAGCGGATGCCGCGTGGCTTGGCTTCTTCGCTTCTCGCCATCTATTCCCAAAGAATGGTGCACGTGATATGCGGATTGCTCGCGACGAACGCGCGGACGCCTCCCATTTCCATAGGGCTGAACTCGCTTTGGGTAATGAACTTCACCTCCGGAATCTTCCCATTAATGGGAGTCGCCAGAAACTCGTCGAGCTTCTTTTGATAGTCCGCCACGACGTTTTTCTGTTGGCGATGCTCGATTTGGATCACCGTAGCTCTCATGAACTCACCTCCTTAGAGAAAAGAGCCGCGCGGGCCTTCTTGAAGTCTATGATGCGCCCAGCCGACGGCCCGTCCTCCGGTTGAGGCATCACGAACCCAGTTTGCGTCTTTCTGCCCTCCTTCGCTCAACACCATTCCATGCGCTTAAGCTTTCCACATACGGAGCCTCTCCGCTTTCAATTGGAAGCACTTGTCTTTCATAGACATTCACTCCGATATGGATCAGGCGGCGCAGAAAGTCGCTGAATGGTTTTTCTCGATCGTTGGACTTTTCCCAAGCCTCAATGCAGCGCCTTTTTAGCTCCTCGGAGAGGCGGACTTTTTCCGGTTTGCTGAGAGCGGCCCGCTTTTTCAATACCGGCATCTTAATCTCCTTTTTCCCTCCCGCCTAACTACAAGTGTAGCATGGTTAAAAATCTTTGCAAATTTTTTTCCAAAAAAATATTGACAAGACCACAAGTGTGGACTATACTCCAGACTGATGAGCGGCAGAAAATATAGCTACATTCCGGTGCGCTTACCGGCCAAGCTCCGCGCGCGGGTGCTCAAGATCGCCAAAAGCGAGAACCGGGGGATTGGCAGGCAGGCGGAGATCCTCGTCGGCCTCGGATTGGCCGAATATGAACGGCGGCAGGCTGGAGAGAAGGCGGGCGGCGATGGCCAATGATTGGAGAGCTCGGCTCATTCGCAGGGCCCGCCGTCGCCATGGCGCCATCCGGCCCTGCGCCGGCAAGCGCAGCCTGATGGATTGCTTTACGCGGCTGCCGGATGGCGAATTGGCGCTATGGTTCAACACGCCTGATGGGAATACGCATTTAGTGAGAGCCAGAGGATTTAAGTCACCCAAAAAATATGAGCGAGCCATTCTGAAAGAGTTACCCATCGTAGATGAGCGAGCCAGGAACCCAGAGTCACCCATCTTGATCGAGCGAGCCGGCATGAAAGAGTCACCCATGGTTTGCGAGCGAGCCACTTTAGAAGAGTCACCCACTAAAAATGAGCGAGCCGGCATAGACGAGTCACCCAGGCAATGCGAGCGAGCCAATGTGGCGGAGTCACCCAAGGCACACGAGCGAGCCATGTTAAAAGAGTCACCCAAAATAACTGAGCGAGCCAGCTTAGTAGAATCACCCACGCGTAGTGAGCGAGCCATCGCGAAGGAGTCACCCAGACGAGAGGAGCGAGCCATGCCTAAAGAGTTACCCAATACATACGAGCGAGCCATGGAGCCGGAGTTACCCGTCATTAATGAGCGAGCCAAAAGTCAAGAGTCACCCAGGAGCTATGAGCGAGCCACATGTATAGAGTCACCCACGGATTGTGAGCGAGCCATGGAAATCGAGTCACCCACGAGCTTGGAGCGAGCCAAAAAAATCGAGTCACCCGTGTCAAGCGAGCGTTCTTAAGGAGGAGCCATGATAGAGCAGATCATCCGATTCAGTGAGATCGAAGCAAACGAGCATTACAAAACGCGGCCCACCAATCCCGAGGATATCAACAGGATCGTAGAGCTGATCGGTCTCGGCGAATATCCACCGCCTATGATTGTGTGCAAGGCCGGTGATCGCTATCTTCTGCTCGACGGATTTGACCGGCATGAGGCTTGGGCGCGAGCTTTCAACGGCCATGACGAGGAGATCAAGGTCGCCGTCGCCGACTGCCCAGACGAATCATCAAGATTCACTGTTGCCATCGAGAGCAACATCAAGAATGCTCGCAACTACACTATTGGGCAGATCGGGGCGCTCTATATGCGCCTTACGCGGGAATTGGGCTTCTCAAAGAGCGAAGCCCGCAAACTCTTGCGGCTGACCACGGAGCATGCGGAACGCATCGACCAGGGCATGATTCGCATGGAATCGACAGAAGAAGAAGCCGAAGAGACTGAGATATCCGGCACGAGAGAGCGAACCGCTGCGCAAGAGACACCCATCATAATAGAGCGATCCGAAAAAAGAGAGATACCCGCCCGCGTGGAGCGAGCCGCAGAAAGCGAGACACCCAGTCTTCTAGAGCGTCCTATCTGTAACGCCATCCGCTTCCACGTCGAACGGCTGCAAAACCTGGTGCCGGCGGCGTGGGCGGATGCGCGTCGCGTCCTCGAAATCCTAGCCGATATAATCGGCAAAATCTTAAACGAGGAGAGTGACAAATGAGCAGCACAAGCATAGCGATCGCTGCCCCGGCTAGCGATCAGGAGCAAATCCGCGCGAGGCTGAAAGTCTTAGTGCGGGATTACACACACTATAAGCGCTGGCAGACGGGCTATCGAAACGCGCTGAAGTTGAAGCGTGACGGCGAGGAGCAGAAGCGCCCTACCCCTTATGTGCTTACATCTGAATATAAGCAGCGCATGGAAGGTCTGCTGGCGCAAAGCGATACATGGGCGGATGAAATCAAGAAGGAAATCGCCGATCTTGCGCATCAGCTTCCGATCTGGACGGAATGGGCGGTTGCGGTCAAACCCATGGGCGAGATCACCATCGCCTATTTGGAGGCGCTGGTCGACTTGGAGGAAGCGAGTGACAATCAAGGGCGCGTGGTCATCAGCAAGGTCCGTCGTTTCTGCGGATATGGGCCTGCCGAGGATAAGAACGCGCCCGGCAAGCGGAAATATTGCGCCTCCCTCAAGTCGCAGCTCTATCAATGGGGCATGTCACTGGAAAAATTGGGTGAGTCGTGCGAGAGCAAATACCATGCGATCTATCTCGGCATCAAGGAGCGTTATGCGAATAGCGACCGCGAAGTATTAGAGCGCAGCAAGATCAACGGCGCAAAGAAGATCCCCTGGAAAGATGCGCGGCCCGGGCATCGGCGGAATGCGGCGATCCGGCGCGCGGTCCAGGAGATGCTCATAGACTATGTGAACGCGCGTGCGGCGCTAGAAGGGCGCAAAGTGCGCCCGCCGTATGCGGAGGAATACCTCGGGAAGAAGCATGAGTGAGCCAGAAAATAGGAGAAAACCAATCGCAGCGAGTGAGCCATGCCGCGCGAGAAAACCAACAAGGTCGAGCGTTTTTATGAAGCCGAGCATGAAATCCGATGACGCATCTGGCAATACGCACCTGATTCCGGCGGCTCCGGATTCCATCTCCTTGCCGGGGCCGCCACTTTGCCCATGAGCTATGACGGCTGGCTTGAGTCGGCCGGCGCGTATGAACGGTTTGCGGGGCTGGACGGCCCTACCGAGGAGGAGCGGGATGCGGAGGAAGCGGAAATCGAGCGGGCGATCGACCGGGCCATGGAGCGCGATGATGAACACCCTGGAGCGACACAAGCGCTTCATCCTGATGCGGCGGCTGTACAAGATCGCGCCCCTGATGCGCCTGGCGCTGATCTTCCGCGCGCAGGCGGGAGACCGTGAGGCGCAGCGCGCGGTCAGTATCGCCGAGGCCGAGCTATATGAGCCGGCGGCGACATTCGCCGAGTTTCTGGCAATCAACGACCTGCCGGCGTTCGAGGAGGTGCTCAGATGAGAGCCATTAGATTCTATCGCCACGATAATGGCGCCTGGTCGCTGTACTGCGGCCGGCTGGCCATCCTGCGGCTGCCCAATACCTGCCACCTGTGGCTTACGCCCTGGCGCGGCAGTAGGGCGCTATTCTGGCTACGCTTCGCCTTCGAGATCACGGCCCGATGATGGCGGATGAAATCCTCCGGCCGAGCGAGGCCGCCCGAATGCTAACGGTATCGCTACGCACGCTATACCGCCTGGTGGAGGAGGGCAGGATCGGCCATATCCGGGTGAGCGAGCGGGGTCTGCGGTTCCGCCGCGAGCAGCTGGCCGCGTACCTGGAGGCGAACACCCACGAGGCGAAGGAGGCCAGCCTTGGGTAGCAAGCCGGTCGGCTTGAGCGCCAGCCGGGGGGCGGCCGTCCTCGGGCTCTCTGAGTACCAGACCCCCTTCACTGTCTGGCAGCGCATCTGCGAGGAGCGTCGGCCCGGGTTCAACGCCGAGCGCGGATACCTGCTCCCCGAGGAGCCGGACAACGCGGCGATCCGCTGGGGCGGCGCATTCGAGGACGCGATCATCGAGCTGGCGCAGGCCGGCCGCCTCGGCTGCCAGATCCGTGACCGCGAGGGCTTCTATAGCATAGACGGCGCGGGGACTGAGGGAGGCGAGGACCGCTTCATCACCTGCCACATCGATGGCCGCTATGACGGCGGCACGCTCCACGAGGGCAAGACGACCGGGCTATTCAACTATTGGGATAACTGGGGGGAGCCCGGATCGGATCGCGTGCCGCAAATCTACCAGGTGCAGGTCCAACACCAGTGCCTATGCACGGGCGCGCGGGAGGCCATCGTCAGCGTGTTGGTGTTTCCGCGCCGGCCGGAGGAGTGGGAGGCGGAGGACTGGCGCTGCGAGCTGGATGCGGAGACCGGACACTGGCTCCTGCGAAACGACCGCCTGCCGGAGATCGCCGAGCCGATTACCTGGGCGCGGGTCCTGGCCGAGATGGGCCTCTTCCATCAGTATCCCGTGGCCGCCTCGCCGTCGCTCCAGCGGCTGCTCGTCGATGCCTACTCCGACTTCTGGCACCGCTACGTGCTGCCGGAGCGAGAGCCGGACCTCGCCAGCTACGAGGACGTGCGCCGGGCATTCCCCCAGCCAGTGGGCACGGTGGTGGCCGACGAGCAGCTGGAGCGCTGGGCGCGGGAGTATCGGGAGATCGGGGAGGAAATCTCGCCGCGCGGGCGGCTGGGCAAGCGGCGCGAGGAGCTCAAGGTGTTGATCCTGAAATCCATGCGCTCCTCGGACCGCGCTTTTGACGATGAGAGCCGGGAGCGGACCGTGCTGCGCGATCGACAAGGGCAAAAGCTCGTTCAGTGGAACGGGAAAATCTTTAGGTAAGGGGTGAGAGAAATGGGAAACGAGACGACTGCGATTGCCGTCACCGAGAAGGCGGTAGCCGATTTCGTGCGCGGCGCGCTACCCAACCTGATGAACTACGCGGTGCGCGCCTACGCTCCGGACGCCTGGGCCAAGACCGCCATGCTCTGCATCGTGGACAACCCGGAGCTGCTGGCCTGCATGGCCACCAGCGCGGGCAAGGCGAGCCTATACCATGCGCTACGCTACGCGGCCACCACGGGGCTGAGCCTCAATCCGCAGGAGGGCAAGGCGGCCCTGGTGCCGATCCAGGGCAAGGTCCACTACTGGATCGAGAAGGGCGGGATGATCGACCTGGTGATGGAGACCGGGGCGGTGAAGCTCATCCGGGCCAACTCCGTGCGCTCCGGCGACAAGTTCCGGCTCACGGAGACGCTGGATGGGGATAGCTACGAGTTTAGCCCCTCTCCGCGCAACAGGGGAGAGATCATCGGGTTTTTCTGCGCCATCCGCCTGCGCGACGGCGGGAGCCTCGTGCACTGGATGAGCCGCGAGGAGGTGGAGGCGCACCGTGACGCCTACGGCAAGGGCCTCGCCAAGACCGACAGCGCCTGGCGGAAGTCCTTCGAGGGCATGGGGATCAAGACCGTGATCAAGATGGCCCTGCGTCGCATTGCGCTGCCCAAGGAGGCCGAGCGCGTGATCGGGGCCGCCGAGGAGGCCGAGGCCCAGGAGGAGGCGATCCCCGGGAGCTTCGAGCAGATGCCCGGCTCGGGCGCCGCCGAGCTCGAGCGCAAGCTGGAGGAAAAGCAGGCGCAGATGGCGGAGGCGCCGCAGGCGGCCTCACCCTCCGCAGAGGCGAGCCCGACAGCGCAGAGGGATAAGGGAGAGCTGGATATTTTCTGAGGATGATAGCGGAGCAATCGGGGGGGCGCGCATCCTACACGCGCAGCTTTAGGGAGGAGACCGCCATGGAGGCAATCGCCGATCTGATCGTGCTCGCGGCCATCGTGATCCTCGCGGTAGGCGCGGTTTTAAGAGCGTTCGATGGCCGATGAGCAGAAGGAGCTCAGCGCCGAGGACCTCGATGCCCTGGATGAGGCGGGCTTCCAGGAGTTCATGGATTGGGACCGGCGGCGCACGGGAGACGGTAGCGATTATCACCTGGGCGAGTATAGCATCCCGCAGGTCTTCTCCTATCTGCGCTTCCTTAAATGCTACTGCATCCGGCTACGGCATCGGCTGGCCGAAAGCAAGAGCGCCAAGCGCCTGGCGAGCCTGGAGAAGGAGTGCATGCGCCTGAGCGTGAAACTCGCCAATCAGGACATCCGCCTCCAGCGCATGGAGTACCTGCGCCACCAGAGCACCCGCCTGCGCGCGGCAAACGCCAAGCTGCGGCGATGGGTCGCGCTTTATCGAAGGAATCACAAGACTGAGGAGGACATCCATGGACTCACTTGATCGGATGAAGCGGCTATGGATCATGAGCTTGGCCCTTGCGGCCCTTCTCGCCCTCGGCGGCATGATGGCGTTCAACAGGCGCCTCGCCGAGCGCGAGGCGGCTCTCGCGGCCAAGGAGCGGGAGCTGGCGGAGCTGGCCTCGGTCCTCGGCGCTCTGCGTTGGCCGGTAGACGGCTGCGCTCTTACCTCGGCCATGGGCTATCGGATGTCTCCCATGGGCGGAGGAGAGGAGTCGCTACACCGCGGCATAGACCTGGCTGGCCCGATAGGCGCTCCGGTCTACGCCTCCGCCTCGGGGCTCATCCGGGAGAACTGGCCGGCCCCGGGCCAGCGGCGCTCCGACGGCGTGCTCTTCCGCGGGCATCCGGAGTTCGGCGGTTATATCACGATCGACCATGGCGGGGGCCTGATCACCTGCTATGGGCATCTGTCGCTCAGTCTAGTGCGCACGGGCCAGCGGGTCCGGCAAGGCGAGCTGATCGGACTGCTCGGGGCTACCGGGAAGGCGACCGGACCGCACCTGCACTTCGAGGTCGTGGCGGACCCGATGCTCTTCCTGGGGGCGCAGATCGCGCGGCAATCGTAGCCTCCTCCCGCTTCCATGGAAAACCTCCAGCGCTACCGCAAGCAACTGCGCCGCTATCTACGCCTGAAGGGCATAGAGGTCGGGGCCTCCGGCGAGCTGCGCTGCCCCAATCCGCAGCACTCTGGCGATACGCTGGCCCTGCTTGAGGAGGATGATCCGGGCCGCGATTGGATCGAGTGTCCGGCCTGCATGGACAAGCGGGACATCTACGACGTATGCGGCTTCCTGGAGGGGATCGAGATCCACAAGCATACCTTTCCCCGCCGGGCCGAGCTGGTGGCTTATACGCTGGCCGAGGTGGAGGCGGAGATCCCCGCGGAGCTGGCCTCCAAGCCCATCGCCCAATGGACCGACGAGGAGCTTAAGGCGCAGGTCGCCCGGCAGAAGGTGGCCGCCAAAGCTACCCGAGAAAAGCGGCGGGAGCTGGACTCGCTCAAGGTCGCCGAGCGCCGCCGGCAGTACGAGGACAAAGCGCAAGACCTGCCCTTCCGCGTCCTGGGTACTGCCGACGACGGGCTGACCTACGTCCTGGATCGCTCCCAGCGCCTGCAGGCCCTGCGCCTGGGGAGCCTCAGCAAGACGCAGCTTCAACTGCTGGCGCCCATCACCTGGTGGCTAACGCAGTTTCCCGGTAGCCGCGGGCGCCTCGATACGGAGATCGCCATCGACTTCGTGATCGACATCGCGAACGGCCGGGATTTTGATCTTGCCTCGCTGCGCGGCCGGGGCGCTTGGCGGGAGCGCGACGGATCGCTCTGCTATCACGATGGAGCCAAGACCTATGGACGGCCAAATCCACGGCGAATATATCAGAAAAAAACGCGCATCGACCTGGGACTGGACTCCCCTGTCGCATCCCCCGAGGCGCGCGCGGGAATGCTGGACGCGGCTGCGCAGATGTCGTTTGAAACACAGGCCGACTGCGCGCGCTTATTGGCATGGAGCGCGCTTGCCCCGTTCTGCGGAGCGCTTCCCTGGCGGCCGGCCGGCTTCCTCACCGGAGCCAGCAAATCGGGGAAATCCACCATCCTTAATTACGTCGTTACCAAGCTGGCTCATCCTCTATTCATCTCCGGCGACTCCACCGCGGCTTTTATCCGCCAGGAGACGGGGAACGACTGCCTGCCGGTGGTGATCGACGAGGCGGAGGCGCAGAGCGACTACGAGCACCGCCGGATGACCGATGTCTGGGCCCTGATGCGCCAGTCCACGAGCGATGATGCGCCGCGGATCGGCAAGGGCTCTACGAGCGGCCGGGCGATCAGCTACATGACGCGCAATATGTACCTGTTTAGCGCGATCAGCCCGGGAGTGGAGAAGCAAGCCGATGCCAACCGCATGTTCGTGGTGGACCTCAAGCGGCCGGACAACGACTGGAGCGCCGTGCGTCGGCTGATCAACGAGACGTTCACCGATGAGGCCTGCGCCGGCGTCAGGGCCTTCACCTGGGCGCACCTGGCTGAGATTATCGAGCAGGCGGAGGCCATCGCCGAGGCGATCCAGGACGTGGCGGGGCTGGATACGCGCTACGCGCTGCTGGAGGGGATCCTCTGGGCCGCGCACTGGCGGGTATGGCGCGACCGCTTCCCCGAGGATGCGGAGTTGCGTGAATGGCTGGAGCGCCTCTACCGCCTTAAGGCCCCGGAGCAGCCGGAGGACGACGCGGTGGTGCTCCTGCAGCGGGTCCTGGCCGAGGTCGTGCAACTCCAGGATGCCCCCAGCCGCCGGCATACGATCCAGCACATGGCCCTGGCCCTATCTACGAGCCTTGAGGCGCGGGCTGAGGAGGAGCTACCGGCCATGCCCCTGTTCGAGGAGGACGCTACGCGCTACCAGAAGACGCTGCATCTATACGGGATGCACGTGCCGCGTCGAGGGGAATATGAAGGCTGCCTGGCGCTGTCGATCCGCCACCCGTGGCTTGCCCGGGTGATGGCCACCACGATGAGCTATGCCAAGGTCCTCGGCCGGCATCCGCTATGCCTGAGCAAGAGCATGACGATCACCCCTACGGGGGAGCCGAGCAGGAAATGCCTCATGTTCTCCCGAGGAGTCCTGGAGGGGGAGCCACCGATATGAGCGAGCTGCGCGAGGCGCTTATCGCCAAGGTCTGGAGCTGGGACCGGGCGGCCGTGGAGCGGAGGCTCTCGCCGGAGACGCGGCGCGGAATCTGGCGGGTGCTGGACGCCCTGTACGACGACATGCCGATCGTCCGCACGCCCGGCTACCGCGAGCGGGTGAGGCAATTCCTGGCCTCGCTTAAGCAGGCGCCGGACGTGGAGGCGGTGAGAAAGGATTTGGGGCTGTGAGGAGCGGGCGCATAGGGAAGGCGGCGGCGAGACGCGGTCCGATACATCGCCGGCTGGCCATTAAGCGGCAGCTCCGGCGCTCGGGTGTCAAGGTGCCCAAGGCGGCGCTGCTCGACCTGCGGGCGCTGCGGGCGTTGAGGGCGAAACTGTATGTGCGCTGGAATTGTGCGCATGATTAGGCCTTATCCGACGCTGCTTGATCTGTGGGCGTTGAGGCGGAAAGTATATGCGCGTTGAGCGCATAGGCGACGCCACGTTGTACCTCGGCGACTGCCTACAGGTGCTGCCTACCCTCGGGCCGGTGGACGCCGTGGTCACGGACCCGCCATACAACTATGGCAAGCATTATGGCATCCACGACGATGCTATGCCAGAACTCGAGTTCTGGACATGGCTTGAATCCCGCATGGGATCCGTTCCTCTCCGTGAGGGCGGGGTGGTGTATTTCACATGCTCTACGCAAATGATGGCAAGGTGTGAAGTGTGGCCCTTTTTCCGTTTCCGCCAGTGGCTGATATGGCACCGCCCAAATTTTGTCAACATATATAATCATTCGGACTGGAAGCAGACATGGGAACCAATTTATTACGGTGGACGGGGAAAGTTCAAAGCGATAATGGGTGTGTTCCCGGACTCGGCTGTGTTCACCGTTCCTACTCCGCAGAGCAATTTCAAAGAGGGCAGGCAGCACGTTTGCCAGAAGCCCGTTGCCCTTCTCACGGGGATATTGAAACGTGCCGACGCCGACACCATCCTTGACCCCTTTATGGGCTCCGGCACAACTGGCGTGGCATGCGCGCGGCTTGGCCGAAAGTTTATCGGCATCGAGATTGAGCCGCGCTACTTTGACATCGCCTGCCGCCGCATACGCGATGCCTACGCGCAGCCGAGGCTCCCGCTAGAGGAGCCGAAGCCCGAGCCGGCACAGGGGGAGTTATGCTAAATGCGCGTTGGAATTGGCGGCCGCCGGCGACGCGCGGGCGATGATACGAACTGCGGAGTAGGATAATGCGCTATCTTTCCGCGTGCAGCGGCATCGAAGCGGCTACTGTGGCGTGGCATCCGCTGGGCTGGGAGGCGGTGGCTTTCTCAGAGATCGAGCCATTCCCCTGTGCGGTGCTGGCGCATCACTACCCCGAGACGCCAAACCTCGGCGACATGACTGCATTTAAGGAGTGGCACATTGGACCAATTGACCTTCTCGTTGGAGGCACCCCCTGTCAGAGTTTTAGCATCGCGGGGCTGCGGTGGGGACTCGATGATCCGCGAGGTAATCTCATGCTCGTCTATTTGGCAATTGCTCGCCGCTTTACTCCCCGATGGGTGGTCTGGGAAAATGTCCCTGGCGTCTTGTCCTCTAACCGAGGGCGGGATTTTGGCGCCTTCCTCGGAGGGCTGGCGGAATGCGGGTATGGGTTCGCCTACCGGGTTCTTGACGCTGAGTTCGTCCGAGTGGAATCACACCCTCGCGCCGTTCCTCAAAGACGAAGGCGTGTGTTCGTTGTCGGATATCTTGGAGACTGGCGACCTCCCGCGGCGGTACTTTTTGAGCGCGAGAGCCTGCGCGGGTATCCTCCGCCGAGCCGGGAAGCGGGGGAAAGAGTTGCCCTGCCAGTTACGGGCCGCGTTGACCGAGGTGGCGAACGCAGAGAAGCGCACGGAAACAATCTCGTAGTGGAGCCGATCAAAACGAGAGGCGGCAATCATGCGGGTCAGGATGTGGATAGTGGCGGGAATCTAGTCATAGCCGCTCCCTGCATCCCTGCGCGAAGCTCTGCGGGTGGTGGCCTTGGCACCGACTTCGACTGTGACGGCGGACTCGTAGCTTTCGCCGTAGAGAACAGTAGCACCACGGCGGTACAGGCGGGCATGGCCGTCCGCCGCTTGACCCCCAGGGAGTGCGAGCGCCTCCAAGGACTGCCTGATGATTATACCGCCATCCCATACCGCGGCAAGCCCGCTGCTGACGGCCCGCGCTACAAGGCGCTCGGCAACAGCATAGCCGTGCCAGTGATGCGGTGGATCGGAGAGCGAATCCAGGAAGTCGAAGAGGAAAAACAGCGATTAGAGAAAGGAGAGGAGCATGAGTGAGTACCCGCCGGACTGGCCTGAGATCGCCCTGGAAGTGAAGGCCGCAGCAGGCTGGAGGTGCGTCCGCTGCGGTGCCCTTAATTCCCAGGAGGGATGGCGAATCCTGACCGTCCACCACCTCGACGGTGACAAGTCCAACTGCCGGTGGTGGAACCTCCCGGCGCTCTGCCAGCGCTGCCACCTGTCCGTGCAGGCGCGCGTCGTGATGGATCAGCCCTACGTCTTCGAGCACTCCGCTTGGTTCCGCCCCTACGCGGCGGGCTTCTACGCATGGAAGTACCTGCACCAGGACCTGAGCCGCGAGGAGGTCGTGGAGAGATTGGACGAGCTCCTCGCTCTGGAGCGGATCGCATGATTAGGCGCTATCCGGCACCGCGTCCTGGACGTGTTCCGGAGGAGCCGCGAGCCATTACTTTGGGGGTGCAGCGGAAAGCGGAGGACGCCAACTGTAGCTATTCATACCCGCGCCGCGGGGAGCGCAAAACCCCGCGGCGTCTTACAAGGAGGAGGAATTATGAAGCGGTTAATAATGTGTCCTCTTGGAATTGGCACTATTGTAAAAATGAGAACCGATACGGCGTACTGGAATAATAAAAGAGATTGGGAAACCTATACTGTTATCGGTATAGAACGCGATCCGAGCGCTCAGGGCGGTTGGATGATTCACGCTCTGAGTGAAACAGGACGCAAGAATCCTTGGATGTCGATTGACTGGTATAAGAAGGCATGACTAATGGGAGACGACTTGTAGCGAATAGGTGCGAGTGGAAGAGGAATTAAGCGATGGCTACCACACTATTGAAGGCTCTTGATGAGATGATCGCGGCGCACCCCGGGTGCGTGATCTCCGACGGGGGGCTGAACTGGAACCCGGTTAGCCTGATCGGCACGATCATGGAGGAGATAGGGGATCATGAGGGGCCGGGGCCCCATCCGGCCACCAAGGATGAGTACGTGTACAGCGACGGTCCCTCCGGCGACCGGCCGGGGGTATACCGGCTCTATCCGGATGACGACCTTGACGATGACGGCGTCCTTGGCTGGGTGCTGCTGTATGAGCCGCGCCTGCCGGGCTAATGCCGCCGAAGCCCGAAGGAGAAGGGATTATGCGGAATCGGCAAAATAATGCGGATTACACAAATCTGCTGCATTGCTGCATGGAGCTGCGCGATGCGCTGGCTGCCGCGATGCGGGTGATATTGATCTATGGCCGCGCAGGCGAGTTATTTGAAATCGAGCTGTACCGTATCGGTATTCCTAACGGCATCGGCAAGCGCGCCGATGAGATAATCGCCGCCGCAAGGAGGAAGATACAGGCGGGCGGGAAGGAGGAGGGATGAGGATCATGCGTTGGTGGATTTGGTTCGCCCTGGGTTATGCGGCCCGGGCTACGCAGCGCCTGTGGTGGACTCCGGTGGGGCGGGCATGGCAATGGCTCATCCGCCTGATCCAGAGTGGAGGTAATTCATGGAACTCATGAAATCCGACGGCTCGCTTGCGACGGGCATCCTGTGTCTGTATCTGCATACGCAGGGGCACTTCATCTATAGCGAGTGCGCGATCGAAAGTAGCGAGGGCTACACCTTCGAGGCCGCCAAGAGTCTCATCATAAAGGTGGGCATGGCAAATAAGGACGGGCAGACGCCCTATCAGCTCTTCAAGATGGCCGGCGGGCTGTTCGCTCCCAGCAAGGTATTCGTGCCCAAGGCGCTGATCGTCCAGGTGCAGGACACCACAGACGCGCAACTGATCTCACTCGCCCGCTCTACGCTGTCGGGAATCGTGCTTCCGCCGGGGCCGAAACTGAACTGATGCTCCGCGACTATCAGGCGGCCGACGTGGCCGCCCTGAGCCCGCTGGTCCGGGATCATAGCACGGTATTCTACCAGCTACCAACAGGCGCGGGCAAGACCGCGATCGTCGCCCATATTACCTCGGTGGCCTTTAGCCGCTCCTTCCGCGTCTGGTTCGTGGTGCCCCGGAACGAGCTACTCCAACAGGCAAGCGCGCATCTGGCGAAGTGGCGCGTGCCGCATGGATTGATCGCCGCGGGCATCGAGGAGTCGCGCGCCTACCGCGTGCACATCGTGAGCAAGGACACGCTCCTGCGGCGCCTCCAGCGGATCAAGAACTGGCCGGATCTCCTGATCTTCGACGAGGCGCACCTGTACTACGACGCGCAGCTTCTGATCATCGGCTCACTCCCGCCGACCGCCCGAGTCCTGGGGATCTCCGCGACTCCAGAGCGGCTCGATGGCCGGGGCCTGGCGGACATCTATGAGGCGATCCATTATGGCCCCTCGATCCCTTGGCTCACCGAGCGAGGATTTCTGGTGCCGCTGCGCTACTTCGCTCCACCCATCGAGGGGTTGGAGAAGATCCACCGGCGCGGCACGGAGTACGACGCCGATGAGCTGGATGAGCTATTGGAGAAGCGCAAGGTCTATGGCGACGTGGTGCGCTACTACCAGAAGTACGGGATGGCCGGCGGCCGGAGGCGCTCGGCCCTGATCTTCACGCGCTCCGTGCGCTCGGCCCACGAGACCGCCAGCCGCTTCCAGGAGGCGGGCCTGGCCTTTCACGCGGTATGGGGCACCATGCCGTCAGGGGAGCGCAACACGCTGATCACGGGGCTGCGGGAGGGCCGGATCGACGGCCTGGTGAGCTGCGAGCTTCTCACCTACGGCCTGGACGTGCCGCGCGTGGAGTATGGAGCCTCCATCCGACCGACTTTGAGCCGGGCGCTGTACTTCCAGATGGTGGGCCGCATCCTGCGGCCCGCCCCTGGAAAATCCGAAGCCCTGTTTTTCGATCACGCGAACCTTGTGGAGGAGCACGGCGAGCCGTCTGCTCCGGGAGTTCCGCTATTCTATCTGGACCGCCTGACCTGGAACTTCGAGGGCCGGGAGCGCCGCGAGCGGGCGAGGGCCGAGGTCTCGGTGCGCCTTTGCCCGTTTAAGGACTACCAGTACTGCGCGGACCCGGCCTGTCGCACAGGCTGCAAGATGGACCCTCAAGCCGCGCTCAGCCGTGGGCGCGCCCTGGAAACGGTGGATGTGCCCCTACAGGAGCGCACGCCGGCGCGCGGATGGCATGAGCTACAACCAGGGGAGCGCCGGGAGGTCCAGGACCGGATCGGGGCGGCCACCGATGCCTACCTTGAAGCCTTGGCCGAGGACCCGCCGCGCATCGACTTCGGGCCGATCGGGGAGCTGCTGCGGATCGCCGAGGAGCTGGGGCGCAGCCCAATGTGGGTATACTGGCACCTCGTGGAGCGCGAACAACCGCGACATCGCGGGGTGAATGTGCCGCTACTCCATGAGATCGCGCGGCAGAAGGGCTATAAGCCCGGATGGGCCTGGTATAAGCGGAAAGAAATCGAGCGAGGGATCAGGGAAAAGGAGGAGATGACCGTATGATCCGGTACTCTCCGCCCATGCGCAGCAGGCAGTCGCGGAAAAGGCGCTGTACCCGCGACAATCTCCCGCGCCCCGTCTTGACCTCCTCGCCTACGGCCACCGCGATCACCGTGCCCACCATCTCGGGGGTGACGATTACCGCGTCCCAGCCGAACAGGTCCGGCCAGCCGGGGGGCGCGGCATGAAACACGCGAGGCTCTTTCAGCGTAATCGTCGTGGCCGTGCGCCGCAGCACCTCTCCCGTCCAGCCTGCTCCCGCATTAATGCGGAAGCGGCGCTCGTGGGGCCGGAGGGAGGCGAGGCGAGCCTCGATGATTGAGCGCTCTGGGGCGGCCACGGCCTCCAATATACCACGTGCACGGGGTAATTGACAAATATCCGTTCATGCTGTACTATGTACAATATGAATGCCAATGAGATAGCCGCGCTCCGCAAGCGCTTACATTTGACGCAACGCGCCTTTGCGCGCAAGCTTGATGTGAGCCTTTCCACGATCCAGAGTTGGGAGATTGGACGCCGGGTGCCTCTTGGCCCGGCTATGCGCCTATTGGAAATACTGGCCAAAAGGCCGAGGAGGAAGAGATGAACGGAAAATTGAAATGGGGGTGGATCCTCGCGATCCTATTGCTGGCGCTGGCGTGTACCCTTTCCGGACCCGGGAAGGGCGCCCCGTCGCGAATTACGATCTCCGGGGCGAAGGGGTTGTTCCTCCAGAACTCGGGGAAGGCGATGAACCTCTTGCGGACGCTCCAGTCGCGCGCGGTGATCTCGGCGACCGCCGGGACTCTCGGCGCGATTACTACTGCGGGCATCCCCGAGATCGCCACCTTCACGGACGACATGGGCGCCACGGTCGACGTGACAGTCACGAAGGCGCTCCAGCTCACCAGTACCTTCGTGCTCCTGTCCTACACCTACGCCGGCGGATCGAAGACCGGGATCCTGGACATGACATCGGGGAATCTGGCTTCGCTCTCGCAAGTACCCGACAACTGGGCCAACATCTATAGCCGGGGGACGAGCGCCTGGTACGTTAGCGCGGGCTCGATTTGGAGGACGGACCTGACTACAGGCGCGGTGGCCGAATTGAGTAGTGGATCCACGACCTGGGACACGGACAGGGCGACGGTCAGCGGCTATGCAGCTTGGTCATGGAGTACGTGGATCTATGCAGATGTCGCGGGGAATGCTTACGCGATCTACGCCGAGAACTCAGCGAGCATGATGGCCCTGTGCATGAAGGCGGATGGCGGGGCGGTGGACTTCGGGGACGAGCCGGCGGCGTGGGTGTTCTTTAATGCGATTCAGAAAATCCCCACGGGCAGAGCATGGGTCAATCACGTGGCAGTCGATCTGGCATCTGGGCTCTGCTACCTCCTCCGCGGGCAGGATATCTGGGATGGGGACCCGCTCGCTGTGGGAGGCACCACGATCACCGGAATGGCGCTCAAGGCCTACGCCGTGACCTTCGATCCGGAAGACCCCGCGGTCCTCGGCGTCGCCACCTATCCGACGGCCGCTAGCGTCATGACCCTGTACCTCGCACCGACCACCTACGTCGGATTCGCCTCGGCGCTGGATAGTTCCATCTGGTCGAACGGCACGGACACTTTCCGCGGGGCGGTGTCTGCCGGCCAGATCGCGCTGGAGCATTTCGACACCTCGACTGTGCCCGCGATGGGCGGGGAGAACGTGGCGAACTGGAAGTGGAGCGGGGGACACGTGTACGCGGGGCCGGCCAGCGAGCAGAAGATCGGGATCATCAAGTTCTCCGGCGGCAGCGGGACTTGCACCACGCTCGTCAATGACAGCTCCACGATCAGCGCGTGGGACGTGGTGGGCGGGGTGCTATTCTACACTGATGACACGGGCACCTACCAGGCGACGGTTGATGCCGAGGCCGCCACGATCTCCACACCGCAGATCTACGCGGGCGGGCCAATTCAAGCTATTACGCAATAACAAAAGGGGCCCTTGCGGGCCCCAGGTGAGAGAGAGCGGGGCTGCGAGCCCCGCTTTTTCATAAGCTATACTTCGCCTCGATCGCCGCAAGTTCGCCTTGATAGTACTCCTGGCTCTTGGCGAGGGCATCAGGATCGCCGGCGATCTCCAGCTGCGAGCGCATCTGCGCGGCTTGAGCGAGCGCCTGCGCCCTCGCCCGCTCGGCCTCGGCTGCCAACTCCGCGCTCGTCAGGGCCGCCAGGCGGTCGGCTTCCTGCTGCGCGGAGATCTCCTGCCGCTGCTCGTCGGTCAGCGCCTCCGGCGGGATGCCGCCAGCCGGCGGGAGCTCGCCAAGCGCCTGGATGAGCCTCCGCTCCCATCGTGCGCCCTTGATCCAGTACTCGCGGCCGCGGAAATCCGCGATATAGTCTCCCGTCAACAAGAGCTGCCGATTTGCTCCGCGCGCCTCATATTTCGCCCGTAGCTCCGCCGCCTGCCCATCGGTGATCAGGTCCTCGCCCTGCGGCGGGCCGAAGTAGGCCGCGGCCTCGGTCACGATCCGCGCGCGCGCCCGCTCGAAGGCCGCGACCCGCGGAGCGAGCTGCTTTTCCAACTCCGCCGCCTCCAGGAGTTTCGCCTGATACTCGGCATTCTGCCGGGTCATGGTCGGAGAGTCTCCGGCCCGGCGCGCCTGATCGGCCAGGGCAAAAGCCTGCCCCGCCTCTTGCCGTCGGGCGTCGATCTGCCGATTGAGCGCGCTCATCTGCTTCTGCTCCTCACAGGCGGCAAGCAGGGGCGCGATCTTCACGGCCGTAGCCACCGGATCGATTAGTCCATGCGCCTCGCCGAAACCCAGCACGACCTCTTGTCCGTCGATGTTGGCGTGAAATACTGTCTTCATGATTTCCTCCTAATACCGGATGCCGATGTAAGCGGCCATGTTAATCATGCGGGTCTCGCTCGACGTGAGCGGGGTGCCGTTTACGCCATCGGTTTGCGCTGTTCTGGCCTTAACTCGCGTCGAGTTGTCCGACGCTGCCCATGCAACGCCCGGGTCTCCTGCCGCGCGCCCCGTCGTGCTATAGCCCTCATAATGGCTAGAATCATCAACAACCTCGTGCCAGTGCCCCTGCATCGCGTACAGCTGGATGCTCCCGCAGGGATAGTTGTTCGGGTTGGTGCCGCCGCGGTGGTTGCCCTGAGGGTCGCGCGTCTCGCCGATGTCGATGCCCCGGATCGTCACGCCGCGCGCATCGGGCAGAGTGAAGTAGGTACCCGCCGTATTTCGGGTCGCGCCCCCGGAGTCGCTGGACTTGTAGAACGGGACGTCAGCGTAGTTGTTGAGCGCGTCCCCGCAGTAGGTGGCGGCCACCAGGTCCTTGTAGTTGGCGATGGCAATGGTCTGCCCTTGCAGTAGCAGGATGCGCGCGCCGACCGTGGCCGGCGCCTGATTCCGGCACCAGAGCACCAGCTCCCCTGGCGAGCCGAAAGCCATCTGCAGGGCCGTGCGCGCTTGCGTGGAGGTCGTGCCCAGCGGCAGCGCCCCGGTCTCCGCCGCGTACTGCTCCGCGACCCCCGAGGGCGTGAGTCCCGCGCGCTGCATCAGGTCCTGGACCATGCCCCAGAGGTTGCTGACCCAGTTGGCCAGCAGCGCCGTGCCGTCAGTGGCCCCCGCGCCGGATGTGTTCTTGGCCAACACGTTCGGGTAACTCCCGATGATGTTCCCGCCCTGACCCGTCACGAAATCAATCATCGTATCCTCCCATTAGCTAAACGTCACCAGTAGCGCGCACCACGTGCCCAGCGGCTTGTAGCGCATGATTAGCTCGATGAGCGCCGCTCTCTGATTATCCGGGATCTGCGCCATTTGTAGATCGGCGAGCGTGCCGCCCTCCTTGGCGATGAAAAATACCAGCGGCCACATCCAGCTCTCCGGCGGAGAGTCGTACTCGATGGGCATATAGCTCAGCGTGTAATAGATGCCGCATTCGGCCATGATCTTGTTGCCGCCCGCGGGGATATAGCCGCAGAGCATCGCCGGGTCTCCGCAACCCAGGTAATTGGGCAGCGTCGGGATGAACACGTCTCCATTTACTACCCAGAGGCCGCCGCTCACTCCGGCCACCGCGAGTATCGGACCGCTCGTGTAGTATCCGCATAGGGCATCCGCCTCTCCGGCCATTGTGATGAAGGCGTAGTTCATGTATGGCCCCGGATCGACAGGGGGATCATTTATATAGACATGAAGGCCGTAGCCTCCGGCGCCGAGCCCCGCCCGATCGAGGGCCTGCTGCAAGTCATCCCGCGTGCCCCGCCTGCGGCGCGCGTATTTCACCAGGGCAAGCGTGGCCCTCCGTTGAGCCGCGGTAAGCTGGACGTTGGGGCTGACGCCGTACTCCCGCTCCAGCTCATCCAGATACGGCGTGGTCCAGGGATCGCGCACGCGCGCCAGGTTCGCCAGGAAATCGCGCACCACTAGCGCGTTATCCCCAAGGCCATCGAGGAGGCGGTCCAGGTCTCCCCCGGGCTTTGGCTGCCAGGCCGCTCCAGGGGGGAGCGCCGCGTCGAGGAAGGCCCGCATCAGGGTGCGCTCAGACATAGGATACCGCTCCGAGCTTGGCCTTCTCGCCGGCGGACATCGTATATACGGATTGGAACGAGTCTGCGGACAAGCCGAAGCCGATGTTAGAGGCCGAGGCCCCGTAGGCCGTGAGGACGGACTGCACGATCTTGCCGACGCTTAAGTTGGTGATCGAGTCGTTGCGGCTGAAGGTCGGGTCCAGCCCCGAGATGAAAGGGGTGATCGACAGGAAGTAGGCCGCGAGCGCCGCCTCGATGGCCGCCTTGCACTGCGCGGTCTGTCCCGAGGGCACGATGAGGCCGGTGATTTGCACGTAGATCGGCGTGCGCGTGATCGCCTGGACGTATAGCGTGCCGTCGGTGAGGCCCAGCGGCTGCCGCGCCAGGCCGGTATCCGGGTCCGTGGTGAGCGCCTCCCGCACCTGATCCAGGAGCCCGGAGGGCGCGATGCCATCCGCCTGGATCGAGGGATCGCACTCCACGTACACCGTGCGCATCGGAGGATGGGAGTCGCCGCTCGGAGGCCCGGAGTAGGGGTAGCAGCGCGCGACCCCCGCCACCTCCTGGCCCCAGTTGCGGTAATCGGCGGAGTTCCCCCCGCCGCCTTGCGAGCGCTGCGCGTCCAGCACGCGCGCGCGGTAGGCGTCGTCGCTCTCCTCATCGGCTCCGGTGGTCACGGTGGATGCCACGGTCGGCACACCGGTTGCCCCGGCGATCTGCGACTGGAGGGTGAGGGTCTCCCCATCGTTGAGGTTGCCCGAGACCCCGGGGATCTGCGCGCGGATAGTGAGCGTGACCGTGCCGTCGGCGATCTCGCCCAGCGCCTGGTTCGTGTACAGCTCGCCATTCGAGTCTCCGATGAACACGGTGCCGGCCGGTATCTGCGTGCCGTTGGTGCCGGTGAGGCTGATCGTCAGCACGGCGGCGGTTGCCTGCTGCCGCGGAGTGTCGTACTCTCCCCCCAGCAGGTCGAGGTCAGCGCCGCGGGCCGTCTGCGCGAGCGCCGCCAGGATGCGATCCGCGGCATACTTGTACAGCGAGGTATAGGCCATGCCCTCCATGGCGGCCAGCACCCGGTTAAAAGAGCGCTCGGCGGCGGGGGTGCTCTGATTGAGCCGGGCCTCAAGGTTGGCGATATTCTGGTCGATGATCTGCTGGGTTGTAGGTAGCTCGATACTCATCGCGCCTCACTCCTCCTTCACCAACCGACGGTAAGCGGGATTGCCGGCCTGCGCGCTCCATAGCATGCCCCGGCGGTCCAAGAGGAGCGCCCGTCCCGGACCGAGCGTCACGCGGATCGCCAGGTCATAGCTCTGCGGATTGCGGACCTCCACGGAGCGCTCCGGGAATAGCTCGGAGGCCAGCGCCCGCTCGGCGGCGTTGGGGATGTCGGCGGTGATCGCCTGCAGGGTAATGGCGCCCTGGCAGGTCTGCTGGAAGTCGCTCCCGATGCGCGAGGCGCGCGGCAAAAACACGTTCCCGCACCAGCCCGGCTCCGTGAAAAGGCTCAGCAGCGCCTGGTTTTCCAGCCCCTGGTCCATGGTCGGCTGCCCGCCGGCATAGTCGAGATCCGCGCCCTCGGCGGTAATCAGGATGCGCGGATCGCCGGAGTAACGGTCGCTCATGGCGATGAGTCCAGTAGCCCCTGGATCTGCGTCAGGGCCAGCGCGATCTTGCCCGTGGCATCCACGATCGGGTCCCCGCCGGCGGTGGCCCCTTGGATGCCCTGCACGAGGTTTTGGAGCGCGGCGCGTAGATTGTAGGCGGGTCCGCCTATGTACAGGGTGCCTCCGGCCTTGAGTCTGATGCGGGTCTTCTTCGAGCCGCCGGAGCTGGAGTACAGTTCCCGCTCGCCCTCGCCGACCTCAGGCGCGATCCCATCGAAGCTCGCCACGGCGAAGCGCAGGACCCCGGATTCCAGGACCATGGCAAGGGAGTCCGTCGGCGGATTGACATCCTCGCCCGCCCCGGGAGCAAGCTGCACGATCTGTAGCTGGGGTCCGATCTGCACCTGGAGCAGTCGCGCCTGTCCGCTTCTTGCGTTGGTCGGCTTACCGAGCTTGCTCCCCTTGATCTTCCCCACGCGGATCATGCCCAGGGCTCCTCCAGCGGCTCGCCGGTATATACCTGCGGCGGCACCAGCTGCAGCATCGAGGTCTGCCCGTCGGTCTCGTGCAGGTACTCCACGGAGCGGACGAGGAACGTGAATCCGTCGGCGATGTGAAGGCTGGGGGCGACCACGTTTACCAGGGTGTTGGGCGCCCATAGCTCGCCGCGCGGAGTGTACCAGCCTATCACGGGGAAGGAGATCGAGAGGGCCTCCGCGAGCTGCTTGCTCCGGCGCCATGCCGCGTTGATCGATGCGCCGCCGGAGCTCACCTCCGGCGCCATGAAATTAATGGTCCGCGAGGAGGGCACCCGCTCATCGACGGCCTGGGAGCTAATCTCATCTCCCATGCCGCCCTGACCGTATACCGTATAGCGGTAGAAGCGCTTGCGGCCGTCGAAGGTAGCCCCAAGCTTCTGCGCCGGTGGGGATCCCTCCTGTAGGCTGGCGACGATCGGCCCCTTGGTCCGCGCGGCGGTCAAAAATAGATTCCCCTGCTCGTCGTTGCTCACCAGCAGGCCGCGTTGCGAGGCCAGGCGCGCCAGAAGCTCGGCGTAACTTTCGGTGAGCTGCGCCTTGATCTCCTCGAAGGGCTCGGTGACGCGCGTGGATTGTCCGGGAAGCGTCACGTTACCGATGTCGGTCTTGACCCCTATGCCCAGGGATGCGCCGAAGGCAAGGGCCAGATTCCAGACCGACAGATTGGACCATTGATACTTCCAGCTCCCGGGCGGGATGTGCGAATCCACGAGGTCCGCCGTGTAGCTCCAGCCTTCCAGCTTCTTGAGGATGCCCGTCTCGCTTACCTCGTTGGCCATCGTATACAGGCGCCCGGTGTTCACCAGCGTCGAGCCGAGATAGACCTGGGCCTTCGGATAGGCGTAGGGGGCCAGCCGCGCGTCCAGCGCCCGATCCTTGCCCGGCATCCAGGCGATCTCCGCGCTCCAGCCGTCGGCCACCGTGTCCAGGGTGCGGGTCACGCGGCCTGAGATCACGGGCACCTCCAGGTCCGCAAGCACGAGCGTGAATGCCTCCCGCGGCTTGGAGCGTAGCGATTCCTGGAATGCCCGTAGCCGGGCCTGCTCGCGAAGCTGCGCGGGACTCAGGCCCTGTAG